TAGCAGTCCCCGCCGGAGAATCCACCACAGCCCGGTTAGCCATCAACTCCGAACCATAATCAATCACAGCATTTTGAAACCCAATCCCGGTCCCATCATCCGCAAAGGCCACCAAATCCGAAGAAGAAGGCGCTGAAGCTTCCTGAGAACGGAACGTCAAATCTCCATTCTTACCAATAAACAACTGGCCCTGCTCGGTTGCTTCCACCAGTTGCAAATACTCCAACGAATTCTGGCCCTCAAACGCCTGCACATCAACAGTCACACTGCCCGTGTCAATGTTGCGCCGATCCGCATCCCAATTAACAGTAAGCATGTCCAACACGGCCTCAACACGTTCACCCGTTGTCTGTTGAACCGCAGAACCCGCCGCATCAATAGGCCGATTAGCCAAAAACTGGAAATCATCCGACGCAGTCACATTCGCATCAGACTTACCCGCCACCGAATAATTGAAATTCCAATCATTCACCGATCCATAAAACTGTGCCGTCCCATCCATAAAAACACGAATAGGAACCCGAGGCACAAGGTCAATCGCCGTCCCAAACACCGGGTCAAAAAACCGGTCCTCATTATGAAACTGCACATCCAAAGAACCCGCAGAATACCGTTCCAAGTCACGGTTCTTACCACGGTTAATCGACACCGAAGCGAGCCTGTCTGTTACGTCAACAAACGCCAAACCGCCCAACGTGTCCTCACCGAGCACACCCTGTTCCGCAGAATCCAACACGAAACCACGAATCGTCCCAATCTCAACCGTGGTCGCCATTACGCACTCGCAAACACAGGACCAGAAACACGTTCATAACGTTTAATCGCCGTGACAACTTCCTCACCAATTCGGACAGGATCACCCACACCGGCCTGAACTGTGATGTTGTACGTCGGCCCACCCTGATTGAGCTTGTCTAACGGAACCACAGCCTCCGGGCCAGCCTCACCAATAAGCCCAATCATCGGGCCACGAATGAGACCACCCTCAGCCAACGCCGGAATACCAACCGAACGGAAACCACCAGAAGTGAACCCAGTTCCGCCAGACATCAAATCCCGGACCTCTTGTGCCGCGCTACTGTCGCCACCGCCAGTGCGGAAACGGTTAAGGCCACCATCAGAAACACCAGACACGTCCACCTCAGGGAACCGCATAAAGTCAAACCGACCCGGTACATCCAAAGTTTCAAAGCTGACAGTCCCGATAAGGTCAAGCTCAGTCAGCCCAACCTCTTCGGCAATCCGGTTGTAAGCCTTAATAAAGCCGTTAACCATCGAGATACCACGGTTTAACAGGTTCTCAAATCCAATAATTAAATCGTTAATAATTTCAATGACCGCAATTTTCATGTCCTGGAACGCCAGGGCAAAGTCGTAACCGACCCCGTCCATTTTGTCGGCCAACCATTCCAACCAACCGGCCAGAGTCTCAATCGCATTCACAAGAATTTCGCTCATCATGTCCGCCATGAGCTGTAACAGCGGCACCACAATTTGTTCAATAATGACTGCAAGAATCGGTAACAATTCCTCAATGATAGGAATGAGTGCTTCGATAACCCGCATAATGGGTTCCTCTAGACTCTGCCAAAGTTCAAGGAAAATCGGCAACAACAGTTCTACAAACTGAACCAACAGCTCGGCCAACGTTGTCAACACTGGCGCAAAGGCAATAAAAATGTCTACTACTGTCCCCAGGATTGCCATTAACGGTTCCAGCATGACAATGAAAAGGTCAATTAGTTCAATAAACACTGGCATAAACGCCACAGCCAAATCGGCAATCATCCCCACAAACTCACCCAAAATAGGCAACAGTGGCAGGAATGCTTCCATCAGCCCAGGCAACAAGCCCACAAGTTCCATGAGTGGTTCCTCAAGGTGTGAGAACATTTCCTCAAGTACCGGGGCCAACATTTCAATAACCGGCATAAGCCCGTCCAACATGGACGCACCAATTTCAAGCAAAGTCTCACCAACAGGCAACAAGGCAGCCCGCGCAGTCTCCATCGCCCGTTGGAACTTAAATCCAGCCGTTTCCTCAACCGCACCAAACGCAGAATCCAACGCCCCCACGTCGTCAGTCATCTGTTCAACAATGTCTATATAGTCCTGGGACGCCTCACCCGTCATCGCAAGGACAGCGTTTAAACCCTCCTGCGATCCAATAAGGCGAGTGAAATCTTCCTCGTTATCGCCAAAAGCATCACGCAACATTGAAAACGTATTAAGCAAACCATCTTGCTCTATACTGTCCTTAACCCCTTGGGCACTGAAACCGTACTGCTCCAGCATGTCCGCAGACTCGCCAGTAGGTTTCAAGACCGCCTGCATGGCACCGCGAATACCCGTCACAGCCTCCGAGGCAGACAAACCACCACGAGTCAAACCGGCAACAAGCCCAGTGGTTTCCTCAAACGAAACGCCTAGCTCGTTAGCAATCGGGATAACCTTACCGAGAGCGCTAGACAGTTCCTCTGGTGCAAACTGGCCAAGTCGAACAGCCTCGGTCAATGCGTCCACCGCATCAGTACCCGACAACACCTCGGTGCCGTAAGTGTTCATCGCAGCAGTAGCCGCGTTAGCAATCGAATTAACGTCGCCCAGACCAGCCGCAGAAGCCTTCAGAGACGCCTCTAAGACATCAGTAGCGTCCGCCCCACGCAAACCTGCCGACGTAATAAAGAACAGCGCATCCGCGGCTTCCTGTGCCGACTTGCCATAAGCCGGCCCAAGACGAATCGCCGCTTCCTCCAGCTTGGCAACCTCAGCAGTAGAGACACCAACCAAGCCCTCAATCTTGGCAAAACTTTGTTCAAGGTCTGAAGCCATACGAGCGGCCGCAGTACCAATCCCCGCAACCGCCGCAACCGCACCCGCAGCCACACCGGCAACAGCACCACCAAACTTGCCGAATGCACCCTGAGCTTTCTTAATACCCTTCGGGTCAAAGCTCGAAATAATTGGCAGGCGAATAGCCATTAAAACTTCCTCGCAAGTCTCTTAGACACTTTGGCCGCGTACTGTTCAATAACCTTCTTAGCGTCACGTTCAATCTGGGGAGCCTTAGCGTAGAAGTCGGGGATAACAAACCGTCCCTTACCGCGCCCCCGCAGTGGGAACCCGGCACGATCCAAAGACCGAGCCACACGGTTACCCGGAGTCTCCGACCCAGCTCTTTCCATCACGCTATACGCAGAGAAGGGTCGCTTATCAGAAAACACAATGGAGACAATCGAAACACCTTTAGCTTTACTGCTCTTAGGAATACGGCCAGTACCTACAGAAATCCGAGCCGTTGGCTTCTTATACACAAACGGTTGGCGAAGGTCAAAAGACTGCCTAGCATAACGGGCCTTACGCGCCATCCCACTCAATGGAGACGTCGAAGGAATCTTGGACTTCAACTGGTCAGCGTAAGGTTTCATCTCGGCCCGCATCGTCCGCCGAAACTCGTTAAACAAATCCTTATCGAGATCCTTAAGCTCGCGTTGCAAACGCCCATAGTCGGCTTGCTTAATGCGAATGCGTGCTGGCATGGTGGCGGCTCCCTAAACTAATAGTTTACCGCTTACCCTTCCGCGCGTTCTGGGACTTAGAAACCATGTAACGCTGAATCGTCCACAACATGCGGGAATCCATCGACAATAACTCAGAAGGCGGAATGTTAGTCTCGACCGCCAACTGAGCTATTAGCCAATGTACCGAGTTAGGGCCGAGGCCCTTTATTTTTTTACTTCAGCCTGCCCCACGCCGGAAACATTATTCACCCATTTGTCGAACTCTTCCTTGGTTCCCCCTGAGCGTTTCAGGGCGTGCCATGCGAGGAAAAACATATAGGTCACACGCGGGTCATCCTGCAAGCGGGAGACCGCAATGTTGAACTTAGTTTCAAACGCTACAAGGTCAGCAGCGATAGTGGACACAGTGACGGATGTACCGTCAAGATAAGTGATTTCGAGTTCTATCGGGTTCATACCCGATAGTGTACTACGCCTCGAGGCGAGTTACAGTACCCGACGCAATTGGCCACTCAACCGACAGGGTGGCGAGGTCGCCCACGCTGGAATCGAAGGGGCTGTACTCGGTAACGAGGTAGACCGCAGAGAAGCCGGGGTTTGTGCTTCCAATAGCAGCTGAGGTTGGAGTAGCCACCACAGTAGCTTCCGAT